TACTGAAAGTTATAATTTATGGACGAATATACAATTCCTATTACAAAACCAGCTAATCAATTTGCTGGAAATGTGTCACAACCAAAACAAGAATCTACATATCCATCTGAAGTGGTTGAATTGCCAAGCAATGGACATTTTTATGATTCTTCCAGTCCATTGAGTAGTGGTACTATTAATTTGAAGGTAATGACTGCAAAAGAAGAAGATATTCTTACCAACCAAAATTATATTAAAAAGGGTGTAGTTCTTGATAAATTAATTGAATCACTTATAGTAGATAAAGATGTAAAATTGGATGATTTGTTATTGGGTGATAAAAATGCTATTTTTGTTGCAACAAGACGATTTGCTTATGGCGATAATTATGGACCACTTCAAATCAAATGTCCATCATGTAGAGAAAATAATGAATGTACATTTAATTTGGGTGAATTGAACTATAAAGAAATTGAATTTTCAAAATATCAACCAAATGTAAATCGATTTGATATTCAACTTCCTTATTGTAAAAAGACAGTAACTTGTAAATTATTAACATCAGGAGACGAAAGACAGATTGAAAATGAAACCAAGATGTTACAGAAGATAAAAACTGGAAATACTGCTGAAGTTACAACCAGATTGAGATATACTATTGTCGCAGTAGAAGGCAATACTAACAAACAAGAAATTCAGAAGTTTGTAGAAAACGAATTAACATCAAGAGACAGTTTGGAATTGAGAAAACAAATTAAAGAAAGAACTCCTGATATTGATCTTAATTTTAATTTTAAATGTGAACAATGTAATCATGAGGAAAGGATAGGTGTACCGCTAACGGTACAGTTTTTTTGGCCTGACTCCAGCCGATAAATTACTTATCCACGAACAGATATTTAATTTAGCATATCATTCACAAGGTGCGTTTACACAGGATATTGCGTATAAATTGCCTGTGTATTTACGCATCTTTTATTTGAAGAAATTGATAGAATCCAAAGAAAAAGAAAAAGAAGCAATGGAAAAATCAAATAAACCATCAAATAAACCTATTGCTAGACCAAATATTAGTAAAGGAAAATGATATAAAAAGTCGTATATTTTATATTTATAATCATATAATTTATGCCTAGACCTATAGAAGAAATGTCTGAGAAAGAGCAAAGAGACGAATTACAGTCTCTATTGAAAGACTATGATAAGTTAAATGCGTTAGAAAAGAAAAGAGCGGAAATACTTGAAAATCAATTAGCATCTATAGATGAACAAAGATCTAGCGTAAAAGATTTAACTAAAGATCTTGCTAATTTAATTACACAAGATAAACAACATCAACAATTAATTGAACAAACAGTTCGTCATTTTTCTTCTTTTAATGATAAAGCAGCAAAATTATATAGCGTTTATAACAATCTAAAAAATCCAGTTACTGCTGTTTATCAAATGGTAGAACTTTCTGTAGAAAGATTTATTGCATTGGATAACGCAGCAGAAGCCTTTAGAAAAACGACGGGATTTTTAGCTTCACAAACTTCTGTAGTAGAAGCTACTATTAGTAGAACAAGTAGAGATTTGGCAACATTCGGTGTAACCGCTGAAAATGCCGGTGTTGCTGCGCAAAAAATTGCAGATTCATTTTCTAGTACCGCTCTTGTAACAGATGAAATTGTTGGACATGTTGCATTGATGGAACAAAATTTAGGTGTAGCTGTAGAAGATAGTACATCGGTAATGCAAAATTTCATGGGTATTGGTAAAATGAGTGCAGATGTTGCCAATAAAACCGCAGGTGCTGCTGCTAGTTTGGCAAAAGCCGCAGGAGTTCCTTTTGCTAAAGTAATGAAAGATGTTGCAACTGCTGGTGGTGAAGTTCTAAAATTAGTAAGAGGTAGTGTTGATGCTTTAATAAAAGGTGCAGTAGAAGCTAGAAGACTTGGATTGGAACTTAAAGACGTAGGTGCTGCAGCAGATAAATTATTAGATTTCCAAAATAGTATAAACAGTGAAATGGAAGCCAGTGTATTATTTGGAAAAGATATCAATTTTACAAGAGCCAGAGAATTGTCATATGCTGGTGATTTAGCAGGATTAGCAAAAGAACAATCTAGAATCTTAAAAGAAGTTGGCGATTTAAGAAAACTTGACGCATTTCAAACAAAAGCATTAGCAGAATCAATGGGATTGAGTGTTGATCAATTGGTAAAAATGAATGCTAAACAAGAAGAATTGAATGAGTTAAGAAGAAAGAATCCTGATTTAGCAGCTCAATATGAAAAAGACTTGGATGTCTTAGATAAAACGAATGAATCTTTAGAAGAAAAATATAAGAAAGAAATTCGTTCAAGACAAATTGCAAGTCAACAAACAAAAATACTAAATGACATCAATCAAATTATTGCACAATTGGCTGAACTGTTTCTTCCTGTTGTTAGTATAGTTATGGGAATTTTGGTTGGGTTAATAAAAGTATCTTCGATTTTAATTACTGGCATTATGTCACCAATAACATTAATATATGATGCTTTTAGATATATTACCACGGAAGTATTTGATTTAAATAAATTTTTATCCGAAACATCTGGCACATTAATGGGAATGTTGCCTAAATGGAATTTATTATGGAAAAGTGTTACTGCTGCTATTGTAACAATAGGAATTTTTATTGGTAGAAACCAATTAAGAACAATGTTATTAGATGGAATTGCTGGTCCATTTAAAACTGCTTTAGGATTTATAGGTAAGTATAAAGAAAAACTTAAAGATGTTGCTACTAGTATTGCATCTAAAGTAACTGGAGGAGCTGGTGCGGCTATACCTACACCTGGAGCCGGTGCTGCTGGTGGAGGTGCAACTGGTGGTGGTACTAGTAAATTTATGGAAGGAATAAAAGGTATTGATCCTAAGATGTTATTATCATTGGGTGTAGCTATGGTTGCATTTGCTGGGTCGGTACTAATATTAGCACATGCTGCAAAAGTATTTGGTAGTCCAGAAGCACAAGCTGGATTTTCTTCTATGGCAATAGCTGCTATTGGATTGGCAGTAATTACTGCAGCACTTGTTGGTCTAAGTACTCTTATTACAACTGCTTCTCCTATAATAGTACCCGCAATTGGAATTATGTTAGGATTTGCTGCTGCAGTTGGAGTATTATCATTGGCTGCTATGGGATTTGGTAAAGCATTTCAAATGTTTGTCGAAGGGTTTGAAAGAGCAATAGAAATAGATCTATTTTCTTTAGCTGCAGGATTTTATGTACTTTCTGGTGCAATAGCAGCATTTGGAGCTAGCATGGCAATTGGTGGAATGGCATCATTTTTGGGTGGTGGAATGATGTTACAATTAGTTGCATTAGCTGCAATTAGTCCTGGATTGATATTAGCATCAGATGCGTTATCATCAATTGGTGCTACTTTACAAATGTTTAAAGATGAAACAATAGTAGAAGGAATAGAAAATATTACTGAAGCTGTTAAAGGTTTGAACAAAGAAATCAACAATGTAAGTCTATTAAATATTGCGGGATTATCTACTGTTGGTGCAATTGGAAAAAATGCTGGTGGTGGAGATGAAGTTGCATCAAAATTAGACGAATTGATTGAATTGATGAAATCAGGTGGTATTGCGGTGAATATAGATGGTACTAAAGTTAGCACTGCTGTTGGAGTTGCTACAAAATTTAGAGGATCATTCTAAACAATTTGATATTTATAAAATATGGCAAACCTTAATAATTTAGAATCACCTGCACCATTGTCTACTACCAATACGCAAATTATTGGTGCAGGTTATAAATTGCCTACTGGATTTAACGATCTTAGACAGCCTGGTGAATTGAGTGTATTATATGCTCAAAACAGTGATGCAATTTATAACAAGTATAAATTACAAACTGATTATAACAATGGTTTGTTAAGATTTGGTCCTAGACAACCATTTATAACTGTTAATCCTAATAATGCAAGAAAAGGTGTAAATGGATTAAAAAGATATGAAAGCAGAGCATTACCAATTGGATCTGCATTACAAGATGTAGTAAGAGTATCAAAGTTTAGTGTAAGTGGTAACGGTGTAATTTTCTTAGGCAAACAATTAGTATTACAAGGATTAAATACTTTTAACGAAACCAAGATATACAATCCTCTGATGCCTATTTTAGCATCAACTAGCATTGCATCTTTTGGAATTATACCTAGTCCAACTAGACATATTGAACCAAATCTGGGTGGTGTCCTTGGTGCTTTAGGACTTGGTGCAGTATCAAATGCTTTAGGTTTAAACAAACCAACACCACCAAAAGGAACAGTTGGTGCAGGTGCATTACCATCTATTAATAAAGCTGGTGGCAAAGGATTGATTCGTGGTTCGACTGCTACTAATGCAAATAAGAATTTTCAAAATACATGGGGTGGTGGTAAAAGTGCAGGATTTTTATCTGGTGTAGGAAACTTTTTTAAATCGAGTACATTATTTGGTGCGTTTATACCAGTGGGTCAACCAAACAAAGAAAAATATAAGGTTGGTGAATCTACATACGGTATAATGGCATCAACAAGAGCAGTATTTGAACAACCACCAGGAACATTAAAACATACATTTGATAAAAAAGTCATACAAAAATGGTATGCTGGAACCAGTGATAACACTGTAAGAAAAGGTGATACCGATGAAACGACAGGTGTTAGAGGTAGATATTTTAGACAAGCGGACGGTACTTATTTATTGATTGGCAAAAGAGGTCCATGGGAAGGTACATCGATTGGTACATTTCCAAAAGTATTTGGTCAAGAAGTTCAACTTTCTTTAAGATCAGATGCATATCAATTTTATGGAAGAGCAGTTGGACATAATATTGAACCAAATCAAGAATTTAAAAATTCTGAAATGTTGATTAATTTGGCATATTATGCTGATTCAAAACAAAAATATCCAACTAAATTTACAGATAAAGAATCTGATGCGGTAAAGAATATAGAAGATAATTTAAAACAAGTATTAACGAACATTGAAAGTGCGGGTTATACTGTTGTTAAACAATCTGATTCTGAATTGATTAACCCACAATTTTCAAATGCAGTATTTAAAGGATATGATTTTATATCACAACTAACTAAAGATCCATATGCACAACAAAAAGGAACCAGTCCATTTAATTATGGAAATGGTGGATATCTTACAAAATTTAGAGGAGATAAAAGAAAACAACTGTTGGATGATGAAGATGGAAAAGGATTTTCTGGTGCAAAATATAGTGATAAAATTAATTTGTTGAGTGTTTTATCAGGAAGTGTTTTTGATGATAAATACACTGAAGATAGTGATTTAATAAAGTTTTATTTTTATGATGTTGTAAATGATAAATATATTCCATTTAGAGCTACAGTAACTGGATTAAATGAAAACTTAAATGCGGATTGGACTGCTATTGAATATATTGGTAGAGCTGATAAATTACAATCATACAAGGGATTTTCTAGAACATTAAGTTTTAAATTTAATGTTGTTGCTAATAGCATAAAAGAATTGTTGCCAATGTGGCAAAGAATTAATTATTTAGTAGGATTAACTAAACCTGCTAATTATACACAAGGAGGACAGACTACTAGTAATATCTATTCTAAGTTTATTATACCTCCATTGGTTAAATTTACAATTGGTGATATATACAAATATCAACCTGCGGTGATTAAAAGTGTTGGTATGAATATACCAGATAACTGTGTCTGGGAAACTTTCAGTGAAGAATATGCGGAAAAAAATGATTGGACTTATTTAAATGGAATTATTAAGTTGAACAATAGCAAAAATACTTATGCACAATTTCCTAGAGAATGTGAATTAAATTTGAGTTTAGATTTATTGGAAAAAGAAAGACCAATTGCTGGTGGAAACAATTTTGGAAATGCTTGGAGAGTATTGGATAAAAATGGTGATTATATTAATGGAATTGATATTAATCAACAAGGTGGATTGCCTGTATCAAAACCAGATTCATTTTCTGATAAAATAATGGTACCGGATAAACCAAGAAAAAATTTAGTTCCACCAGTACCAAATCTGGTTCCACAAACAGTACAAAATCCATAATAATTTATGAATAGATATTCATTTGCACAACAAGATAAAAGATGGGATGGAAAAAGGGTATATAAGTCATTATTATATCCTGTGATACCTGTTGCTTATAATGATTTATATGTTATAACAAATGAAGTATCTACTTTTGATGCTTTGGCTAATAAGTATTATAAAGATCCTACATTATGGTGGATATTGGCTCAAGCTAACAATTTGGGTAATGGTAGATTGAGTGTACCAGCAGGTATTCAATTAAGAATACCACAAAATATTTATAATATTATAGGAGATTTTAAGTTATTAAATTCATAAGTTATGGCAAAAACACCAGACAATAGACCGTGGGCACCACATCCAATTCCAAATTGGATAATCAAAGAATTTATAAGAAGACAGAATGATATTGGATTTGAATATCCTGTAAATGTTACTTGGGATGATAATGGTACTTGGCAAAACTATAAAGGTCCAATGACGGCTTGGGTAAGGGTATTTTCTAATGGTACTGGTAAAGTAAATGAGAAAAGCAATTATCCTGAAAAAAGTGGGTTTATATTACAAGGAGGATATGGATTTGATCAAGTATATGGTATACCTGATAATAAAAATATATTGGGATATGATGCGGAAGGCAAACCACATACATTAGATCTGTCTAATGATGGTAATTTAGTATCGTTTCCAAACTCAATTTCAAAAGAAAATAGAACGGTACAAAAATTTTTGCGTATCGTTTCCAAACTCAATTTCAAAAGAAAATAGAACGGTACAAAAATTTTTGCCTATTCCTGGCATAACATCAATTGATGCGGTAGTACAAAAAGAAAGAATTAGAAAAATTACAGTTAATTGGAAATGTTATGGATATGCTCAATTAGAGTATATGACTCCATATTTTCTATCTCCAAAAATTAGTGCATTTGTTGAATTTGGTTGGAATCATTTTAATCCTGCATCGTTATTAGATTTGCGTGGTGGAGAAAATTTAAAAAAATTAAAAGAACTATTTACTGTTAGTGGATCTGTTTTATATGATAAAAATATAAGAGAATCATATGGATTGTATGATGTTACGATGGGTATAATAAGTGGATTTGATTTTACCAGTCAAGATGGTATTACATTTGAATGTAAAACCGAAATATTATCCAAACATGCAAATTATTCTGGTGTAATGGTAAATGGTGCATCGAAAGTAGAATCTGATACTACAAAAACGAATGTACAATCTTCATTTGCATCTTATTTAGAAAAAAGAGTAACTAAATTACCTGCATGTATTGTATTAAGTAGAAACTTTTTTGATCCATTAGATGATCAAGAATCGGGATCAAAAGAATTTATATCAAAAGATTTTTATTTGGATAAAAATGGAAATAAAAAAGTTGAAGATAGATTTTTTGTTGGTAGAAAAAATGAATATGGTGATTCATCATATATGAATGGTATGTCAACATATGATTGGGACAAATCGGATCAAAAAGATGTATGGGTTACATTTGGATTTTTAGTTGAACTTGCTAATTTATTTTTCAAACAACCAATTGATATTAAACCAAGTGATGTTAAACCATTTGATCTTTATGAAATAGATACAAGTGATATAGTTATTGGAGCACATCCTAATTTGATTTCTTGTGACGGAAATGTTTTATTGATTCCCAATGCAATGGCTCCTAAATTTAATGCGGGTATTTATTACCCACAACCTGATGATCCTGAAGACAACGATTATCAAAAACAAGTAGGATTTGGAAATGGTGGTATTTTTTCGTCTAAAATGACGGAAGTAAAAGATTATAATAAATTAGATCCATATGATAGAACAGTTGCAAAAGTATTAAAAACTGGTATACAAGTTAGACAAAAAAGTGAACGATCATTTTTTTCTTTGGGATTTAAAGTAAACACGGATATTAGTGTAGGAACAGGTGGTGCAGTGTTCAGAGACAACTTGGATCGTATAATTAATAGATTTAGATACAACGATAAAATAGGAAATTCAAATACTAAAAGAAAAAAATTTAGTGAACTTCCAGGAAGTAAATCATTTCCTAGATGGGATATTGAAGAACCAGTATCAAAAAAGCCTCCTGGATATTGGGGAAACTTAAATGATTTATATGTTAATACAAAGGTAATTATAGAATGTGCAAAATCTGCTGATACAGTTGAAAAATTTTATAATGATTTGTTAAATAAGATGAGTAATGCAGCTGGTAAAATATGGGACTTGGCTGTGATTGAAGACGATCATAAATTAAAGATCGTCGATAAAAAATTTATACAATTTAATAATCTTAAAATTTATCAATTTGATATAGGAGCAACAAATAAATTTATTAAGAGTGTGAATTTTACTGCTCAACTTTCAAATGTTGCAGCTAATCAAGTAATTGCATCTGCATCTTCGAATAAAGTAAATTCAAAATCTCCAAACGGAACAATAAATTCAAATCAATCATTACAATTTCCATATGGTGATAGATTTAATTTAATACCTCCAACACCATCAACTGGTTCAAAAGAACGAACTGGAAAATCAGATCTGGTTGATAATAATCTTGAAGTGATTAAACAATTACAAAAGCCACCTCAAAATTCTACAAATACAAATGGTTCTTATATAATGACATTTAAATCATATGAATCAGGTGCAATAACTAAAACATATGTAGGAGGGGGTGGTTCTTTCGGTGGTTTGACCGGTGGATTAGGCGGAGGATTGCCACCAGCTTCAATGTCAACACCATTGAAAGAAGTGGAAAAAGTTGATGAGAGTAAAATTACAGGATGGAATATAGTAAATCTTGTATTACCAAATGAAACATTATTAATTGCATTGATGAATGACATGGATTTTGAGAAAAATTCAAATATTTATGGTGGACAACAACCAGGATTTACTGTAGAAATGACATTGCAAGGTATATCTGGATTAAGAACATTTCAGTTGTTTAGCTTGAAAAATTTACCAAGTCCTTATTCTGAAAGAGAAATCATGTGTCAAATTGTAGATGTGTCTCATAAAATCGACAGTGGTAATTGGACAACGACAATAAAAGCTGGTATCAGATCAATTAGAAATAAAGCAGTAACATTTACTACTGATGGTATAAATGAATATAAAATTAATCAATAAAATTGTATGATTACACCTCAACAATATAAAAATTTGGGTGGTGACATTTTATCTGATGTCATATTTCCGACATATTACAAACCAATCGTTACAAAGAATGATTATACAAAAGGATATATTAATCGTTATTTTACACAAAAAATTAACGATTTAACGATAACTGAAGTAAATAAAGACAAATATAACGAAGTTTATAACCAATATTACAATAAAATTTCTATACAATGGATAATATCAGGTCCAAAAAACAATCAATATAAAAACAAAATACTTGAACGAAAAGGTGTTCAAGAACAAAATATTCAAACATTGGTTGAAAACGAGAAAAAAATGACGGGAATAAAAAATTATTTAAATAACCCACTTGAATTTTGGGGTGGTAAATAATTGACTTACAGTTGTTATAGTGTTACATTGCGTCAATGGTGTGTCTTGATAAACAATCATATTCTAAATTCTTAGAATCGCATGTTTCATCTGATTTTATTCTTGAATGTATTCAATCAGATGAAAAAGTACATCCATGTATAGATGAATTGTGTATGGTGTTAATTCATATACTCAAATCCAAAACTACTTATATTATCAATCTAAGTCACCCAGATTGCAATGTCTTTATCGATAAAGAATCATTAATTAATGATTTCAATAAACTAAAAGGTAAGAAATGGGTATTTGATAAGAAAAAGTGTTTACATCTATTTCCTATCAATAATCTGTATGATATTAACATCATTTTCTTTATTAGTGACGGTAAAGTTGAAGATTATAGTGAATTTGATACAACTGCACATAATGTTATCAAAACTAAGTTTCAGAAGTATGGAGAGTTAAATAAAGCAATTCCAATGGTAAAACATTTGGAAAAGTTTGAAAGTATGTATGATGCGGTATTAATTAGACTTAAATCCGTTAAGATAGATGATAGTTTTTATAGTATTAATGATACTATTACAGATAATCTTAGAATTCTTGAACACAATGGACTAAAAGTAGATGTAGAATTGTTTAATAGGCATTTTGAGAACAAAACGGTCAAAGATAAGGATGGTTATGTTTATACACAATATAACCTATATACTGCAACAGGACGACCTAGTAATAGGTTTGGTAATGTAAACTATAGTGCATTGAACAAAGAAAGTGGTTGTAGATCATCATTTATTAGCAGATATGGTGATGATGGTATGTTGTTTATGATTGATTATAGTGCATATCATCCTCACATAGTTGCAAAGTTAATTAATTATAATTTACCTTCAAATGCTTATGAGTATCTTGGTAGATTATATTATGGTAAAGATGCGTTGAATTCCGATGAAGTAAGAGCATCAAAGAATCTTACTTTTCAGTGTATGTACGGTAATATTCCCACAGAATTATTAGAAATACCATATTTTAAGAAAATGAGTGATTACATTGCTCATAGATGGAAGTTCTTTAATGAAAATGGTTATGTAGAAACACCGATTTATAAAAGAAGAATTACTACAACTCATATAAATGAACCAAATCCGAACAAATTGTTCAATTATATCTTGCAAGCTAGTGAAACTGAATTTGGAATGCAATCATTGGTAAGAGTAAATGAATACTTGAATAATAAACAAACCAAGGCTATTTTATATACTTATGATAGTGTTTTGTTTGATTGTCATAGAGATGATAAAAAAGAAACATTAATTGAATTAAAAAGATTGATGTCGAATAATCAATTTCCTGTTAAATGTTATGTGGGTAAGAATTATGATAACATGACTGTGGTAGATATTTAAAAACAATTCGATTTTCGTGTATATATCAATATTTATATATACGAATGAACACAGATGCGGATATAAAATTAAAAGACTTACAAGTTAAGTTACAACAGGTTGAAACTGTAATGCCAATGCCATTCAGTCAACAGTTGAGAGAAAGTTTTCCTTTATATAAAATATTTGGTGAAAACGGTGATTATTATCCAAGAGAAAAAGATACAATCAAAAAGTGGTTAAAATTATCCGAAGAAATAGAAAAAATATTAAAGAGTATACAACAATTAAATAATCCTGCAATAATTACTGCGGTTGGAAAAAATAAATTGTATCAAAATTATGCAGATATAAAGGCCAGAATTGAGTTGGCATCTGGTACTAGTGTAACATTAGCAAATGTAACATCAACAAAACCAACAGGATTTATTCATCAAGACATCAAAAAGTTTTATGAATCATTCAATAAAAGTGGTTATGCCAGTAAAGATAAGAAAAAAGAAAACACTGCTGATGCGGTGTTGTTATATAATTGCAGTATATCAGAAATTCAAATTGCTTTAAAAGATAGAAAAGTAAGTGGTACCAACGAAAGTTTGTGTGAAATAACTGGTACAGGAAAGAAATTCGCAATGGTTTCTTTAAAAGCTGGTGGGGATAGTTATCGTATTGGAAGAATGAAAGGTGCTTTTGATATACTTTCAGATAAGGAAAGTTTTTCAGGTACACCTGCGCAAAGAGAAAAATATTTAACAGAATGGGAACCAAGTCTGAATTTTCTACTGGTAAAAAGTTAATTGATGCGAGTGAAAATAAGAATTTTAGATTGAGTAAGTTTGAAGTAAGTAAAAATAAAGAAGGAACATATTTCGTTGTATATTTATATATTATATTCGATATACGAGAAGAAGAGGAAAATGGAAAGGTAGAAGTAAAACCATTTTATTCTGCAATTGAATTAAGAAATGAAAGAGGAAGTAAGTTTTCTTTCAAAACAGAAATTCATCGTTCCAATTTAAGTGAAGAGGATGTATTTTAATTATGAACATCAAACAAATATTTTTTGAAGCATTAGAACAAGCAAGTACCGACATTTCAATTGAAAACGGTATATTTGATATTTCTAAACAAGAACATATTGAAATACTAAGAGAATATTTGTTCAATTCAAATATTGATCATAACATTGTAAATCAATATTTGAATAAAATGCTTGAAGGTAAATATCCTGAAAGACAAGCATACAATACAAATGGTATTCTTGTAACATTTCCAACTCCCGAATACAAACAAAAAGCTATTGCTCGTGGTACCCATTTTGAAGAAAATCCAAAAAAGGGTCAATCTAATGTATTTGTTGGAGACGAACAACCAGAACAACCAAGTGGACAACAAATTGAATTTGAACCACAACAAACCCAACCTGTTCAACAAACAGAACCACAAAAATCAAAGAGTGATGACAGAACTCCTGAAGAAAAAGAACAAGATGCAGTAGCAATTGAAAAAGCATTGACTACTGAATATACTTTACAAGAAGCTTTAAAGTTTGGATTTTATAACAAAAGAAATAGTTGGTTTGATTCTTCTGGAAATTATGTCGGTAAATTGTGGAATGTTGACGGTAAACAATTAATTATAAATAAATGAAGAACAAACAATTATTGTGTACATTTACCAATTCCAAAGAATATAATGACACTATACAAGAAATAAAAAATTTCTATAGTGTTATTAACGGTAAAATATTTTTATTGTGTAATGTCAACAATCCAAAAGAACTGTATGCAACATACAATGTAGAAATAAATGATAATAATCAATTAAAATTTCGTAACACTATCAGTGTCCATAGAAAAAAAGAAACAAACACATTGTATACTCTCAATGCAATGAATAAGTTGATTGCTGAGGAAAACAATGGTGTTTTTGATAAAACATTCCAATTGGATTGGAATCTGTACAGAAATTCAATTATTTTAACGAACGAAGTATCAGTGAAAATTGTCTCTGTCAAAATTTTTGATATAATAAGTTGAAATCTTTTTGGTCTTCATATATATTGATGACAACTTAATTGGTTGTCATTAAATAATTCGTGTGAGTTATCTAATTAACTAATTAACTAAATTAACTAATTAAAAATTATGGCATTAGACATATCAAAATTGAAGAGTCGTTTGAGCTCTCTAACAAACCAAGGCAACAAAACCAATCTCATTTGGAAACCAAAGCCTGGGAAACAAGTAGTTCGTATCGTTCCCTACAAGTATCAAACCGATAATCCTTTTATCGAACTAAAGTTCCACTACAATATCAATAACAAGACTTATCTATCTCCTGATAGTTTCAATCGTCCTGATCCAATCGTTGAATGGTCCAATCGTATGAAGAAGACCGGAAACAAGGAAGACTGGATTTTGGGTCGTAAGTTTGAACCAAAGATGCGTACCTATGCTCCTATCATCGTTCGTGGTGAGGAAAACGAAGGTGTTCGTTTTTGGGGATTTGGTAAGAATGTTTACCAAGAAATTCTAAGTATCATCAGTGATGTTGATTATGGTGATATTACTGATTTGGTCAATGGTCGTGACATTGTTGTAGAATTCCGTACCGCAGAAGATTCTGGTAAGTCATTCCCAGAAACTACTATTCGTGTCAAGCCAAATGCAAGTGTTGCAATTGATCCTTCACAAAAGGATATCTTGGCACAACAGACTAACATCATGGATCTATTCCCTGAGTTTAGTTATGACGAACTAAAGGAAGTAATGAATGCCTGGTTAAATCCAGATGGTTCAGTTCCTTCTGAAGGAACAGTCAACACAATTGTTGATGAGGAAACTCCTGCTCCTGCTCCAAAAGCAACTGCAACGAATAAATCACCAACAGCTACCGCCG